TCATTGTTATATATTATATGGTATTTTTTATATCTATTTTCTTTTCAATTTTATTTAATAAAAAAATTGATATTTAAAATGAATATAAAGATAAAAGCATATAATTAAGTAATTAAACCACATACAAAATGGATTTAAAACAACGTAAGCTTAACAAGTCTGAATGGGAATCAATTGAGGTACCCGTTTCGGAGTCTGAATTAGAAATTTTGCATCTGATTATTAAAGGTTATCATGATGTATTGATTCGAATTAATAATAATAATTCTATCTTTACGTTTTTAAAGATAGAATTCTCTGAAAAAATGGAAGATTATATATATAATAGATATTTGCGAAGTAGATCTCAACAAATTGAAGATAAACTTAAAATGTTTGATGCTTTATATAAACCAATGAAAATTGACGCAAATATAAAACCAAATTCGGCTGATAAAATTAGATTGGAGAGATTTGACGAAGAAACTATTAAAAATAATGATATTTATGAATTTGTTTTATTAAATCATATTGAAAAATTATTAGTAAATAAAAAATTAAATAATACAAAATTATTTCATCTTCATTATTACACTCTTTATAAACTTATTCGAAATAATATTATTCGCTTAAATAGACATGTACAAAATTTAACAAATATTATTCTAAAAAAATTTGAAGATGATATTGAAAAATCTATTATTATGGAAAATGCTGTAGATTTTATTGAAAAAAATGATAATTTATTGAGGTATGGTGATTTAGTTTTGTATGAGCATCAAAAAGATATATTTACGCTTATTAAAACTCCAGGACCAAAATTAGTATTGTATATGGCTCCAACAGGTACAGGAAAAACATTAACACCAATTGCTTTATCAGAACAAAAAAAAATTATATTTGTTTGTGCTGCTAGACATGTTGGTTTGGCATTAGCTAGAGCAGCAATATCCGTAAATAAAAAAGTTGCGTTTGCGTTTGGTTGTTCAAGTGCGGACGATATTAGATTACACTATTTTGCGGCGAAAGAATTTACTGTAAATAAACGTACAGGTGGTATTAAAAAGGTAGATAATAGTGTTGGTGATAATGTACAAATTATGATTTGTGATATTAGATCCTATTTACCTGCGATGTATTATATGTTGGCATTCTTTACAGCCGATGATATTGTCACTTATTGGGATGAACCCACAATTACAATGGATTATAATGAACATGATTTTCATAAAACAATTAGAAAAAATTGGAAGGAAAATGTAATTCCAACAATGGTTTTATCATCAGCAACATTGCCAAAAGAACATGAATTAACTGAAACTATTCCAGACTTTTTAAATAAATTTCCTGGAGCACAAATATGTAATATTGTTAGTCATGATTGTAAAAAATCTATTCCAATTGTGAATAAAGATGGTTATGTAGTTTTGCCGCATTATTTAACAGAAAACTATGATGAAATGTTACAAATAGCGAATCATTGTAAAAATTATTTGACACTATTACGTTATTTTGACTTAAAAGAAGTAGTCGAATTTATTGCTTTTATTAATAAAAATTCTTATGCGAATAACAAGATGAGATTAGATAGACATTTTGAAGATTTGGATTCGATAAATATGAAAAATATTAAAATTTATTATGTTGAAATGCTACGAAATGTACATTCTGTTAACTGGCCTTCAATTTATAGATATTTTATTAATATAAGACAACCAAGAATTTATGAAAATACTGTAGTTGATACAAAAGGTAATAAAATTCAAAAAGTGCGTAGTTTAGGCCCTGGTATAAGCTCAATGTCATCAAATTCTTTGTCAGGTGCGCCAATTTCTCGATTGGCATCAGAACAAATAGTTAGGCAACCAACACCTCAAGGAACATCAGGTGTTTATGTTACAACTAAAGATGCTTATACATTAACAGATGGTCCAACAATATTTATTTCCAATGATATTGAGAAAATTGCTAAATTCTGTGTTCAGCAAGCAAATATTCCTAATGCTGTTATGGATGATATTATGAAAAAGATTGAATATAATAATGTTATTAATCAAGAAATCAATGATATTGATGTTGAAATCGATGTAATCAAAGAAGGCATTGAACAACGTGTGAAAAATAATGTAAATGAATTTCATAAAGGAACACGAGTAATTGGAAGAACAAAAAGCAATAAAGATCCTAAAAAATTAAGCAAAGATATTCCAGATGAATTATTAAATAAAGGTTCATTAAATAAAATGACAGAGAGAATTAATACATTAAGAACAATGATAAAACGTACATCGCTCAATGATGCGTTTATTCCAAATAAAAAAGCGCATATTGATAGATGGGCGCCAGATTCAACAATTTCAAACGCATTTTCAAGTACAATTGATGAGCAAATTGTAGCTGATATTATGGCATTGAATAAAGTTGATAATTTATGGAAAGTGTTACTTATGATGGGAATTGGTGTATTTATTAATCATGAAAACATTGCTTATACAGAAATTATGAAGAAATTAGCCGACGAACAAAAATTGTACATGATTATTGCTTCTAGTGATTATATTTACGGAACTAACTATCAATTTTGCCATGGTTTCCTGAGCAAAGATTTAGATTTGACACAAGAAAAAGTAATTCAAGCTATGGGACGAATTGGGAGAAATAATATTCAACAGACTTATACGGTTCGTTTTAGAGATGATTCACAAATATTAAAATTATTTACATCTGATACGGAAAAACCAGAGGTAATTAATATGAATAAATTGTTTAATTCTCATAAGGTTAAATATGAGAATGGTGAATATATTGAGATTCCAGATGACGATGACATTGAATTAGTTGAAGAAAATGGTGAGGAATTTGATCCGTATAATTCAAATGAAGAAGAAATTCCCATTAATAATTCAAATGAAATTTTACAAGATGTAGATGATGATGCTTAAATGTAAAAAATAAAATAGTTTAAAGACATTGGCAATAATAATATTAATAATAATGGGTGATTTATATTCGAAAGGCGAATGTCAAAATCAATATGAAAAATGTGATATATGTAACAGTAATGACATAAGAATATAATTTATGGATGTTATTTTTCAAGATGGAGTGTGTCAAGGAGAAGTTCACTTAATGTGTAACAATAAGCATAATTTTTTTGTTAAAAATTCTGAAGCAAAAATTTTGATCGAAATGCCACCTTGCAATAAAATGATTTCACAATTCGATGGTCCAATATGTAACGGTATTCGTTTTAGCGTAAATACAACAAGAAGAACAAGAAAAATAAAATAATTTTTTACACCTTTGGATATTTAAAGCTACAATTTTATACATATTCTGTAAATATTATATGACAATTTTCTTGAATAATATTTATTTTATTTGATATATCCTCATCAGATAACATACCATTTTGTATATGTAAAGCAAACATAAGGTTGTCGTCATAACTTATCCATTTATATACATTTGGATAACCATTAATCTCACATAATTGACAACAATTATTTATTGGTTTAACACATACGATGTCTATGCTACCTGAATTTTGTAAATATAAATTATCGCCTTCTTTAACGTCTTTGAATGATGTTTTACGAGTGCCACAATTATAACACTCATAATTTGCATAGTCATCGTAATAGATATATTGTGAATTATCGCAATCACATACAGGTTTTTTATATCTAAATGATAATGTAAATGTTCCATCTTCGGAAACAAATTTTTCCCATTTATTACACATATTTTCTAAGTTGTTAGATTTCATTTTTTCAACCGATAAAATTTGTGGGTATTCTTCACAAGTAAGAACAGAGTTAGTTAATTTAAAATAAACGTACATAGCTATTATAATATTATTGTAAATATATAGTTGTTATTATTTATTTCAATTTTTTTTTAAATTGAAAATCGGCGTTTGAAATGTCTAAAGGTGTAATATTCAAATAAATTTTATGGGATCTCTGAACTTTGTGGGATTGGTATAAGTCTAATGTAAAACATTGTATTACGCCATCTATGACCATAAACATCCCTCAAAGTATATTCATCATGATAATTAATTTTAGGTGCTAATTCTGGTTCACGTCCATTAATATTATTATATTGGTCACCTTCTACAATTTCAATATTCCGATTAGGTTCATAATAGTCAAAATCATTTTTAACTGATTCTATGAATTTTTTAATTGTAATATCAGGATTAAATGAAAAATAAAATGTTCTCTCTGTATAAGCAATTTTAAAATAAAATGTATAAAATTCATTTATTTCAGACATTAATAATTAATATAAATATTTATATTTATATTAATTTATATTTAAAATAATTAAATGACTGATAATTTTGCACCAAGCTCTCTATAATAATAATTATTATATGGAATATTATTTTGTAATGATTTTGCTAATGTTTTATCGCTCATTTTTAGATCTCTAATACAATCATACTTACACGAAAATTCTTTAATTAAATTGTTATTTAAATCATATTGACCTATGCCATTTTTATATAATAATGGCTCTCCATTTTTCACTTCAAAATCTTGTATTAAATCTTGTTCGCATGTATTATATAAAGTATAGTAATGACCGTTAGATAAAGTATTATTTTTGACTGGATTGTCTAATGAAGAGTTAGACTGGTAACCATTTAATTGTGCTGCTGTTTTTCTATCTAAATAAACGTTTAAAATTTCTGATTTATCTGCGTTTAATTTGGCAATATATCCTAAATTTTGAACTTTTGTTTGTTTAGTTGGTTGAATTTCATGTATTATATTTGGATCTAAATTTCTCTCTACAAGTAGCCAACGAAAACCACAATAAATTGTATTTTCTTCAACAGCTTTTGTAATACTAGGGCGTTTAATATTTTTATCTTCATTCATTGCTTCTGTTACAGATTCATATACTTTTACTAATTGTAATGTTTCTGGATTGATTTTTTGGAGCCTAGGTCCTAAATGAGGAATTTGTTGATTAAATCCACTAACAACTTTTGTTTCTTTTTCATTAAGTTTGTTCAGGATTTGTTGAATAGAATTCTCAAGAGAAGAAACTTTATTTGTCAATAATTTATTCGTCTGAATTAATTCTTTTAGCATTTCATTATCATTATTTATAGTTTGACCACTATTTTTTAATTTTAAATTCTCAATTTCTAAAAGCAAATCCCTTACTTTGTAATTATAGTTATCGATATTATCATTAATAATTTTTATGACTGTTTGAATAGTTAAAGTAGTTCCAATTAAAAATAATTCTCTTTCAGATTCATGACCTTGTAAATTTTTAACATTAGTTGGTTGGATAAGTTGATGTGTATGTAAAAAGGCTTCAAACTCATTTGATTTATCAACTTGAAAACAATTTAATAATAAACATTCATCGTATTTACTTTTATGCTCATTGTATCTACTTTGAATGCCCTTTCTTGACTCGCCAATTTTTACGATATATGTTCCATTTTCAAACGTTTTTACTCTTATAACATAAATCAATGGTCCTGACATTGCATATTCTTTCAACAAAAACTTTTCATTATCCAATTCTTTTTGTTTAATTAATTTATCTTCTGCTTCTTTGTTTTTATTTTCTTCTAATAATTCCATTTCTTGTTTTTGTTTTTCTAATTGTTTTTGTAAATCATATACACCATTTAATCTAATTTCTTTAATTACTTCGCAAACCCAATTTTGAAATCTTTCAGCAATAGGTTTTCGTGATTTAAATAATAATTTATATAACCCTTTTTCAGTTAAAAATGTAACTTGTTTTGGTCCAGTAGATGTGTCAATAGTATTGACATGTCTTTCAGTATCATCAAAGTTTACTATATGTGCTCTAATATTAGACATTTCTAAAATTTCTCCGATGTCGCTTGCTCGAAATAAAGGATTATTACAATCACCTTTTATAACAATATTTGTATGTAATTCATTAGAATTGAAAGCTTTGACTATCTCCATTAGACCTGTATATTTACTGTTTACAAGTCTTTAAGTTATTTAATTAAAATATATTATATTTTATTTATGGATCTTAGTAGCAAATATTTTGGTCATTATTTTTGCTTTTTCTGTAGGGTGAGCAAAAGGGAGTAAATAGTATTTACACCCTAATAATGCTTACATAACACAATATTTGATTCTCATATAGGAGAACCAAATATAAATTGCTCACCCGCACGGGTGACCAATATTGTTTTTTGCTTTAATAATTAAAATGGAATTATTAATTATTAAAATATATAAATAAAAACCACACGATATAAGGTGTTTAGTTGGAGTAAGCAAGACCACCCATACCACTCATAATACGTAAGACGTTGTAGTTAGTGGCATAGACACGAACCTTAGCAGTCTTAGTACCTTCAACAGTAGCGTTAGACAAGACCAATTGCAATGTGGCGTTATCAATTCTGGAGAAATTGCACGTGCCGCTTGGTTGGTGTTCCTCAGGGCGAAGAGCGAATGAGTAAACGTTAATACCTTCATCAGGGTTGCGGGTATGGGCTTGGTAAGGTTGAACCCAAGAGAAGTAGGTTCCTTCACGCTCGGAGAAGCGATCTTGGCCGTTCAATTGAAGCTTAGCAGTAACAACAGGATTCATACCCCAACAGTGCATGTCAAGAGAGGTCTCAGACAAGACGAATGTACCGGCATCAGAGACACCAGAGTTTTCAAGATGAGGAGAAGTAGTACCGGATTGAAGTGCGGCAATAGTAGCAGCATCAAGACCCTCAAAATTCAAAGGAACTTGAGGTCCACCAAGGTTGGCTTCATTGTAAGGATTTCCTGGACCATGCCAGTATCCAGTGAAACCAGCACCTGGGATATAGTCAAGAGCACCAGCATCTTGGAACAAACCGCGAGCATCAATGTAGGCACGAGAGTCAGCGGCAATACCAGCAGGTCCACCGAAGGCATGGATAGCATTAGGAAGAGCATCAATGGCATCGGTGTAGTTGAAAGGTTGAGCACCAAGAACCTTGAACAAGAGAGCATCACAAGTTAAGGATGAGCAGTAATCAACGTTTTGGTCAGGTTGAACAACCCAGATCAACTCCTTAACAGGATGGTTGAAGTTCAACTTAATCTTGTTGGAAGAAGAACCAACAGACTCGTCACCAGTGAATTGAAGTTGAGTAATCAAGTATTCATGGGGATTTTGAGCCATTCTTCTACGTTCATCAGTGTCCAAGAAGACATAATCAACATAGAGGGAAGCAGCAACCAAAGATTGGTTGTAAGCAATGGTGGCAGGAACAGGACGTCCAACAGAGTATTGGGAGTTAGCACCACCATAAGGGTTAGAATTGCAGTTCAAGGTAGTAACAGCCCACAAACATTCATCAATAGGTCTGATATCAAGGTTAATCTTGACTTCATGGTATTGAAGAGCAATCAAAGGCAAAGCCAAACCAGGGTTGGTACAGAACCAGAATTGAAGAGGAACATACAATGTGGTTTCAGGAAGAGCATTGCGAGGAGCGCAAACTTGACGAGGAGCCATAGAGTCACAAGGCGATTCGACGTCAGCGAAGGAAGGATCAGTGATGAAGGTAAGTTGAGTAGTGTTACCAATCATCTTGAAGTAACCGCGTTGTTGTTCAGAAGTCATTGTCAATTGGTTCCAGATGTGCATCCAGTCACCATATTGACGATCGATTCTTTGACCACCGATTTCAACCTCAACTTGAGCAATCAATTGCTCACCAGGGAAATCAAGCCAACGGGCATAAACACCGGTATTTTGTCCGGTTGTGTAGTTTCCGAGACCCATAAGTTGGTTGATCTCAGGAAGTGTAACTTGTAAATAAGTACGGTAAGCAAGATCTCCGTTTCTGGAGATAACACATTGGACACGACGTCCAAAGTCGGCTTGACCGTTGAAAGTTTGTTCGATTGATTCGATGGCAAAGTTAGTATATCTACGATACGTAACTTTCCAGAAAGTGATTTGAGGATTACCTGTACATTTCCTCTACCTTATTTTTCAATAAGGATTAGACTATATCTTAAAAAGAATTTACACATTTTTTTTTATTGCCAATTCTATATTTAACGCAAATTCTTCCGAAAACCATTTAGTCGTTGAACCTTCTTCTTTAAATTTTTCTAATTTTTCTAAAACAATATTAATTTGATTTAAATCAATATTTTGTTTTTTTGACGAATTGTAAGCAGTAGTAACTGGCATTAAATTTGTCCAATTCCAACATTGTAATTTTTGTTTTTCATCAGTTAAATCAAATTTGCTTACTGGTATAATATGATCTATAAACCAAAATGAACCATAATTGTCCCAATTCATTTCGCTAGTAAAATTAAACTCTAACCATTCCCTCAAAAATTGAATATTACAACCAATATAATTCATAGTAGAATTATCTTTGTCAAGAACAGCTCTTAATCGTGCTGCTAATGATTTTTTAATTCTATAATTCGCATTACATTTACGTTCGTTTTTACACCATTCATTTTTTTGTTCTCTCAAAAAATCAGGATAACAAGACAGACAAATTTTTTTTTTATAAAATTTTTTCAGTTTAGAAAACTCTTTTAATGCTTTTTCTTCATTACATTTTTCACATTTTGCCAAAACTGTTTCAGAGTTTACACCACGCAAATTTATCTTTCTTAATTTATCCATTTCATTTGAACACGATTTACACGTATTAGAGTATCTTACACCTTCATAAAGTCTATATTTATCAATTGGTTTGAATAATGTACATTTAGTACATTGTTTGATTTGTAGTTCCATACTATACATATTACAGTCAATATTTTAAATCGTTTTAGTAATTAGTTAAAGAAGCTTGGATGCTCATTGCCCATTTCAAAAATAATATATTTTATCATCTTATTCATTTTTACTATACCCAAGTTTTTTGTCTTGGCCACACTTTTTTCACAAAAAATGTTTAGTAGAATAAGCTTTAGGGGTTTCAAGCAGTTTGATTTTCTCACTAGGGCTTTTCAAATTAAATAAGTATTTAATTTCCCTAATTAACGTCAGTGGTACATTCAGTATCCACAAAGGGCTTTATTGAGT